TGCCTTCACCAGGTACCTGGGTATATGATACAATTGAAACTATTAGAAAATATACTGCTAGGCCTATAATAATTAGAGACCATCCTAGGGCAAGACTTGAATACATTGAAATAGAATTTACTAATGTGTCTAGACAGGCTCCGAGAAAAATAGATGGTACTTATGATGACTTTGACTTTGATTTTCATAATGCTCATGCTGTTGTTAATTGGAGCAGTAATCCTGCCACACAGGCTGTTATAGGAGGAGTTCCGGTATTTGTAGGACCCGAAAGTTTGGCTTGGGACGTTGGTAATCATGACTTAACAACTATAAATGATCCTATCAAACCAGACAGAACACAATGGTTAAATGACCTAGCATACACAGAATGGACAGTTGAAGAAATTCAAAATGGTAAACCTTTAAGTAGAATATACAACAAATTAGAACAATTAGTTCTTGCTCAAAACTAAAAAGAGTGTTATAATAACACTATGAGTTATAATCCGCAATACCAAGATATCGAGGAATGCTTACTAGTATTATCTGGTGAATCATTTATCTGGCCAAACGAAATACGAGATGTTGCATTACAGCCATACGACCAATCCATGATTCTTAGTCTAGGAAGGCAACTTGCTAATCATTTACCGTTTACTGAAAAGCAAAGTGTAATTGGTATTAGGCTGGTTAAAAAATACGAACCATTGCTTAAAAAAATAGGCCTCGATACTAAAACAATTTTATCCGGACCTGTATTTAGATGGCCGTTTAGAACTATCGATAAAACTAAAAGTTTATACATTGATGGTGAAAGCATTGTAATCAAAAGTCCTTTTATACCTAACCTAGTTAATACAATTAAGAAAAGAAAAAACCCTAGTTGGAAAGCAGGCACCTATAATCCAGAATCCAAGGAATGGGAATTTGATTATAATGAATCTAATGTGGATTTTTTAATGAATGCTGTTAAGGGTATGAATTTTAAGATAGATAGTAAGATACAAGAAGACTTTGAAAAAATTAAATTAGTAAAAGAGAATGCTCTAAAAGATTTAGATATGCTTAAACTAGTTGACGGAAAGTTAACATATCGAAATACAATCATCGATGAAACTGACTTAAGAAAATCATTTGTTATTGCAAAATCTCTTGGATGTACTGTTTATGATGACAATTTGGTTAAATTAATACCAAATAAAGATCAGTTTGATAAAATTTTATATAGCGATTCGAAAAATCATTACGTAAATAAAAGCAAGTTTAATAGAAGTAAATTTAATAATATTATTTCTTCTAGTAGAAAAATTTTTATTATGTTGGCTAGTAACAATCCATCGGATATGGAAGATTGGGTTGACACATTGTTAGAAGGTGGCATTAACGCAACCGACATTTGTGTTTGTTTTAGATACAAGAATAACAACGAAGCAAATGAGTTTATTAAAAATAAACAGGTTAATACATATGATCCAACAAAGAAAGTATTCATACTTTCTGAAAGGATTCCAAAACCAATTGTAAAAGATATGGTAAGGCCTGATATGGTTATTGTTGATTTACCTACAACACCTAGTCATTATAAAACTAAGATTTATCTTGAAAATAAATCAACAGTAGTTTATTATTGTGCTACTAAACCAAGCGGAGTAGATAATTGTGCCGACGTGTAAACTAATAATCAAAGACGAAGTAAATGTAAAATTTGAAGGATTAGATCTTCAAATGCGTAAACATTTAACTAACAAATTTAAATATGATATTCCTTATGCACGGTACTTGCCAGCATACAAACTAGGACGATGGGACGGCACTGTAAGTTTCTTTGGACTAGGTGGAACAACATATGTTAGTATGCTTGAAGAAGCGTTGGTGGCACTTGAAGAACGCGGTTGGTATGTTGAAGTAGAAGATTTGAGAGCACCTACACAACTAACTTTCGATCATATAGATGAAAATTATTGGAAAGACAAAGGTGTACATTGGCCTAAGGGACATCCTGAAGCAGGTAAGCCTATTATCTTAAGAGACTATCAAGTTGAAGTTATTAACAATTTTTTAAGTAATCCACAAGCACTACAAGAAGTTGCCACAGGTGCAGGTAAAACTATTATAACAGCAACATTATCAAACTTATGCGAACCTTATGGACGTAGCCTTGTTATTGTTCCTAATAAGTCGCTTGTAACACAAACAGAAGAAGATTATGTAAACTGCGGTCTTGATGTAGGTGTGTACTTTGGTGATAGAAAAGAACTAGGACATACGCATACTATTTGTACTTGGCAAAGTCTAAACATACTAAGCAAAAAAACTAAAAATAACGAAGCGGCGATTACATTCCAAGAAGCAATGGAAGACATCAAATGTATTATGGTCGATGAAGTACATCAAGCAAAAGCAGATGTGCTTAAACAGTTGCTTACACAGAACTTTGCAAACGTTCCTATTCGTTGGGGACTAACAGGTACTATTCCAAAAGAACAGTTTGAGTTTCAAGGTATTAGAGCAGGACTTGGAGAAGTAATTAACAACATCAGTGCAAGTGATCTACAAGCCAAAGGAGTACTTGCTAACTGTCATGTGAATGTTATTCAAACAGAAGACACACAAGAATATAAAACGTATCAAGAAGAATTAAAATATCTTACAACCAACGAAAAAAGAATAACTTGGATTGCAAAATTGATTTCTAAGATTACCGAAAATGGTAATACTTTAATACTTGTTGATAGGATTTCTGCAGGAAATATGTTACAATCTAAATTAGAAAATAGTGTTTTTATTAGTGGTGAAACTAAAAGTACTGAAAGAAAAGAACATTATGACGAAGTAAAAACTATGAATGATAAAATTATTATTGCAACATATGGTGTAGCCGCTGTGGGTATTAATATTCCACGTATCTTTAATTTAGTTTTATTAGAACCAGGCAAATCGTTTGTTAGAGTTATTCAAAGTATTGGTAGAGGCATTAGAAAGGCAGAAGACAAAGATCATGTTCAAATCTGGGATATCACCAGCAGGTGTAAGTTTGCGAAGAGGCATCTTACACAAAGAAAAAAATTTTATAAGGAAGCAAACTATCCTTTCACAATTGAAAGAATAGATATAGGATAGGAGAACCATGCAAATATTAACAGTAGAAAATAATTATTATAGTTTAAACAACTTACCAAAAGAAATTAACGAAGACATACGTTATAGCGTACTAGATAATTCAGATCCTAAGGACCCTGATTATTTCTTTATGCCTTTAATTTATTTAGAAAGTTTTAGTTCACCTGCGGTAGTATTACAAATAGGACCACATCAAATTCAAATGCCACTTGAATGGAGCATGATTGTTGGTAGTCCAGACAGTGGCGAGTTATGTATTTTGCCGTTGACTAGTTTGAATGACAGAGGATTTGAAGCGTTTATTTTTAATCCGTTGGACGGATATAGACCCGAATGGCACACTGTTGATGTTATTAATGTTTATCAAGACGTCAAGTGGTATTTTCCTAAATTAAAATCAGGACAACTATTAACAACACCTTTAGAGAAAAAACATAAACCAGAATGTGCATATTTTGTTAAAGAAGTTTCAAGACAAAACGAACAACTTGAATGGAGTTTATTATGGTAAGTTTTTGGTTTAAAAAGAAACCCATTGTGTTAGAATGCTTTACGGATAATGCAACTGTACACGAATTATTTCCTATTGCTAGAACCAGAAAGTTTACACCTGATTGGTTTAAATCTATGCCTATGACACACAAGAGTAAAAAAGAAATGAGTCAAAACTTATCAATTGAAGAACCTAGTATTAGAATGTGTCCTGCTATAAATGATCACTTTTCTTTTGGTGCAATTATGCCGGCATTTGCAGAATTAGTTATTCAACGAGATGCTGTTACAGGAAAAGCAGAATGCATGGCCGCGGCCGCAACTTGGGGACAACCTGTGCAACATCATGCAGATGATTTATCAAACAAAGCAGAATTATTGCATTGGAAATTTGGAACACCTTGGTTATTTAGAGAAAGCACAGGTTTAAAATTTTATTGGACACAGCCTAGTTGGCATCAACGTAATCCTCTGAACCATTGGATCACACCTGGGTTTATAGAATTCAAGTATCAGCATTCTGTGTTGGTTAATATGATGATTCCAAAAGGAAAAAGAATTCACTGGCAAGCAGGAGATCCTGTTGTGCAATTGATACCTTTGATCGAAGATCAAAATAGACTAGAAGTTAAATGTCATCTTGTCACTAGTGCTGAGATGGAAAAGTTAACTACTTACAAACCGTTTTTTCTAAATTCATATATGAAATCACGGAAACTAATAAAAGATTTGGAGAAAGGCTAATGACAATGAAAGCAGGAAAGATATGGGGTCAGACAGAACTTATTCATGCTAACGGTGTTCTTGAATTTCATAGAATTGAATTCAAGAAAGGGTATAAGTGTTCTGAACATGAACACAAATATAAATGGAACGGATTCTTTGTTGAGTCGGGCAAGATGCTTGTCCGTGTTTGGCAAGATGATCAGGAAGGTTTAATTGACGAAACTATTCTTGGTCCAGGTGAATTTACTCAGGTTAAGCCGGGTAAGGTTCATCAATTTGAAGGCATCGAAGACGGTGTTGCCTTTGAACTATACTGGGCAGAATTCAATCATGATGATATTGTAAGACGCACAGTTGGTACTAAAATTAAAAATTAAGGAGAACATTATGTTTAAATGGCTTAAAAAAATCTTATGGCCAGGTAATTTACCATTAGAAGAACCTTTGGTATTAAACAAAATATATAAAGAAATAACGCCAGCAAAGGCAAAGAAAAAGCCAGCGGCCAAAAAAGCGGCACCAAAAAAACGAGGCCGCCCAGCAACCACAAAGAAGTAAACGATGTCAGCGGGTGCTATATCTATTATACCTAATCTTGTGTATAAGTTCCATTACGATGGAGATCTAGCACCTGCTGTATCGCGAGCAATTAAAGATACTTGTGTGCATCCATCCAACGTTGGATCTATGAGAGGTGGTGGAAAGACAACTGCTAATCACACTAAAAACCCTCCACACACTTGGCAGGAATTAGAATCATTTTTTGATTGGCTCGATCCACATATGAAAGAAGTATGGAACGAGTGGGATATGGCCGACTTACCTTTGATTCCAGAAAACAGTTGGACAAACATAGAAGCCAAAGGAGGCTTTGTTGTAGAACACGACCATTCACCCAGTCATATGAGCATGGCGATATACTTACAAAAGCCAGAAAATAGTGGAGATATAGAATTTAGAAATCCATTACAAGTTAATTGGAGTCATATGCCAAGAAAGTTTATCGACGGTGATAAACACGATTATTTTCAGCCGGTAACTGCTACAACAGGAGACGTTGTTATCTTTCCGGGATGGTTATCACATAGAGTACAGCCTAATCAATCTGACGACATTAGAGTTGTTATGAGCATAAACATTAATGGAGTCAGAATAAGGAATTCAGTATGAAATATTTAATAACAGGCACATCAGGATTTATAGGGTCACATCTAGTACAACGACTTGCAAGTAACCCAGAAAATTATATCTATTGTTTAGATAAAGATCCATTGAATATTGTTATGCCGCACCTAATGTCCTTAGACAATGTCGAAGAAATAATACACAACCTTAGATTTCCGGTTCCACTATTGCCTGATGTAGATTATGTAATTCATTTAGCGGCATTTAATGGAACAAAACATTTTTATTCAAAAGCATATGATGTAATTAAAGACAATATATTAACTACTATCAACTTAATAGATTGTTATAGAAATAGAGATATAAAAAGATTTATATATTCAGGTACTCCGGAAAGTACAGTGGTGTCGACTGAATATTTTGATTACGGATTGCCAACAGATGAAAATGCTCCTGTGGGAGTTATTGATGTTAAAAATAAAAGATGGAGTTATGCAAATTCAAAAGCACTAGGTGAGCAGGCCGTTATAGCAAGTGACTTGCCATACACTATTATTAGATATAATAATGTATATGGTCCAAGGCAGATTGATCATTTTATTAGTGAATTTTATGATAGGGTGGTTAGTAAAGAATACAGTTTGTACGGACACGAAAATACTAGAACATTCATTTATATTGATGATGCAATTGACGCCACAGAGTTATTAATTAATAATCAAGGTGCAATAAATGATATTTTTAATATTGGTGGAGAAAAAGAAACCACTATATTAGAAGTTGCAAAAACTATTTTAAAACTTATGAATAAAGAAGATGTTGAATTAGAGTTACACCCTGCACCAACTGGAAGCACCATGCGTAGATGGCCTGATATATCTAAACTTAAAAATCTAACAGGATTTGAACAAAAAGTTAGTTTAGAAGAAGGTCTAATTAAAACATTAAAATTAGAAGGGTATGAAACAATGCGAGTACTAGACGAACTAGACAAACAAGGAGATAATGTATGAACTTAGGTATAGTGGGTATAGGAGCAGTAGGTACAGCAAATCTAAAAGGATTTGAATATCTTAGTCATACTGTTAAAACCCATGATATAAAATTAAAAACAACAATTCATGATGTAGCAGATTGTGAAATAGTTTTTGTTTGTGTTCCTACTCCTAGCACAAAAGAAGGTGAATGTGATACAAGCATTATAGAAAGTGTTATTACAGAACTTAATGATGTACACTATAAAGGAATTGTTGCTATTAGGTCAACCGTGGTTCCTGGATTTACGCAAAGTATGATAGACAAATTTAAAAATCTTACAATTTGTTTTGTTCCTGAATTTTTAAGAGAACGTTGTGCTGAAGATGATTTTATTAATAATCACAAACTACTTGCAATAGGTACACACGATATTTGGGTGTATAGAAAACTTGTACAAGCACACGGAGACTTGCCGTTACACACAGAACACCTTACGCCAAACGAAGCAGAAGTTTTAAAATATTTTAACAATGTGTATGCAAGTTTACGTGTTACTTTTGCAAATGTAATGTACGAGATTTGTGAAAAACTTGATTGTGATTATACAACAATTAAAAATGCTTACATCAAAACAGGTAAAGCAACAGATATGTATTTGGATGTTAATCCTAGCCTGAGAGGATATGGCGGTATGTGTTTACCAAAAGACACAAAAGCCTTAGCACAGTTAATGAAGAAATTAAACATCGATTTGAATCTTATCGAAACTATTGATAAAGACAATTCCAAATTTAAGAAAACGGTGTTTAATGGAATGCGTGACTAGTTGACAAACTTCCATAAAGATGCTACTATATGAGTATGGCTGGAGAACATATAGAAGAATTCTGGAATTTCATTAAAGGCAATAAAAAATATCATGGCTGAGAAAAAGTTTTTAGATCTAAAAGCAATGCTACGTGCAGTAGATAAACGTGATAAAGATTGGTACAATAGATTAAGCGATGACGATAAGAAATTGTTTGCTCCTTTTATTGCTATGCGTTATGTAAGTAATGTAAAAGGTGATACGTTCTTCCAAGAACACTATTTAGAAATGACCAACGAATTTGTAAACAAACATCACTGGACGCTGAGCAAAAATCACAAAGGCTTGTTATGGAAACTAATGGCTATGTGTGGTGCGTATGAAAACTTCTTTCATCAATATTTGGCGGCACCAAAGAAGCAAGCCAAAAACAAATTTGAACAAGTATTACTAGATAAAAATCCTAATATGAAGGTAGACGATGCAACAACCTTATCAACTATTATGTCAAAAAGTGAACAAACGGAATACGTTAAAGAGCATGATCCAAACAATTGAAAAAGACTTTGAATGTGTACACTGTAAAAAAAGTTTTTTAAAAGAGAAAACTTTGATCGCCCATATGTGCGAACCTAAACGCAGGGCAATGCAAAAAGACGAAAAACGTGTACAGGTTGGATTGTTAGCATTTAATAAGTTTTATGAAATAGTTCAAAAAAGCAATGCTAAAACATACACCGAGTTTTGTAAAAGCAGTTACTATAATGCGTTTGTAAAGTTTGGAAGTTTTGTTGTTAATATCAATCCAATATATCCTGAAAAGTTTATTGAGTTTGTAATTAAGAGTGGTGTTAAATTAGATCATTGGTGTCGAGACGAACTATATGATACCTTTCTATTTGAAATGATCAAACTAGAGCCTGTAGAAAGTGCTATGCAACGTTCTCTCAAAACCATGATGGATTGGGGCGATAAACAACAAGCACCTTATCATGATTACTTTAAGTATGTAAATCATAATAGAGCAGTTCATGATATTCGAAATGGTTTGATATCACCTTGGCTCTTGCTAAATTCTAAGGAAGGTGTTAAACTATTAGCAAGTTTTAATGATGAACAATTAACTATAATTGAACCAGCACTTGATGTAGTTTATTGGAAACAAAAGTTTAATATGAAAAAAGCAGATTTAGAATTAGTTAAAGAAATAATAAAGGAAGCAAATGTTAGTTAATGATGGTCCTGGTACACGAGTAGCATCAAACGAAGGTCCTAACGGAACTATTGATAGAATATATCAAAAAGGCTGTATGGAAGTATATGAATTAGTTAATGCTGATTATAGTATATATCAGGGTAAGATAAATCGAAGAACAATAATACAAAAAGATTTACAAGGAAATAATTTTAGATATCCTTGTTTTGAAACAGAAGATGGTAGATGGTTTGATAGATCAGGAATGCCAATGCCAAAACCAAGCAAAGTAGATAAGGAAGATGAACAAGAAGAAAAACAAGAAGAACAAAGAACAGACGACATTTGATCCTAAGACAATGACTAAGACTCCCGGAGGACACGGGTTCGGCATGAAGCGAGGATATAAACCAACTAAGGAAGAAATGAGCGGAAGAAATCTTGCTAAAGTATTTGGATGGAAATTAGATGACTAGTAATGAAAAAGAAGATTTATCAAATTATATTACTGCTATGCAAAAAAGCATTAATGATAAAATAGCACAGTTAGAAGAAATGCGTAAGAACAAAGTTAAGGTGCAACTACAACAAGAACTATTAAGCGATATTTTTCGACGCCAACGTGTGTTAGGAAAATTAAAAAGAGGAAAGAATGCCTGATATTGATTTAGACTTTTATGATAGAGATGCTGTACTAGAGCATTTCAAACACCATAAAGCAAAACTAGATACAGGAAAAAAACATAATACAGGTGTATACTTTCACAGTGTTCCTCTTGATCCATTTACAAATATTTCAACTATTGATCATAAGGTAGCAGACGATCGTGGTTACTTTAAGATTGATATGCTAAATGTTCACATATATAAAAACGTTTTAAGTGAAGAACATTTAAATACATTACTTGAAAAGGAGCCGTTATGGGAACTGCTTACAGAGCCAGACTTCAGCAACAACTTATTTCACGTAGGAGAACACAGCACTATACTTCAAACAATGAAACCACAGAGTATAGAACAATTAGCCGCAGTGTTGGCAATCATCAGACCAGCGAAGAGACATTTGCTTGGACAACCGTGGGATACGGTGATGAAGAATGTTTGGACGAAACCGACGAACGATGAATATTTCTTTAAGAAGGCACACGCGGTTGCATATGCTCATGCAATAGTTGTACACATGAATTTAATCTGTGAACAGATAAGTTATGGGTATCAATGAACTACGAAGTAAAAGATTATAGAGAACAACCGCCCTACGACGATCCAGGTCCTTGGCTAGGTTGGGGAGTTCCTGAAAAATTTATTTTTAGATATGTTTTTAGATTAATATTTTGGTTAGTGCTCATTCCTTTTATCTTATTTGGAGTGATGCTATCTCCTTTAGGAATGTTAATTCAACTATTGGTAATAGATTATATTTGTTATATGCAGTATAAACTTACCAATATGCTTTAGAATTTCATTTTAACTTTCGAACAAGTTGTATTGATTTTCTTTTCACACGTTTTTCGGCTATATCACTTAATCTAACCATAGGTCCAAATAGTAACTCAATATCTTTTGTATTGAATGTTTTGATTAAATGTTTAAATTTTATCATCTCAGACTTCATAAAGATATTGATCGGAATCTTCCTATTTGATTCCCACCACCATGCATCACCACACTCTAATAGTGATAATTTTTCACTATCGGATTTGCAACTAGCATAGTCGTAAACGCTTGTAACGTGTGCATCTTGGTTGATAATAATGCAAACGTATTCCACTATACCGTGCTTAACACACGATAAAAACGGAAACTTTTGTTGTAAATCTAGGTCTATGTTTGTCATACTCTTTCTTATAAATACTGTTAGTAAGGATGATAAAATGATATGCTCAAGTTACCAATATATATTTATGAAACCGGTTATACCGTGTACAGTGATTTGGATGTAACTGTTAGCCAAGGATATGCACCTATGTACCAGAAAAATTTAGTAGTATACAAAGGAATTACAAATACCCTGAAGTTCACAGTTAAGAATCAGGATCAAAAACCTATTAGTGTAAACAATACAGCATTTAAGTTTATCATGAATAACCCTGAAACAGGAGCATCTTACTTGCATAAAACTATGAGTGTGCTTGACGACGGTAGCACTAGAGCAACTAGAGGAGTTGTTCAAGTGGTGTTATCTGAAAGCGATCTGATAAGCATTAATTCAAAGTTCTATAGTTTCAGTATTATTCAAACTGTTAACGGTGTTGACAAACCAGTTTACACCAATACGTACCATGATGCAGAGGGAGTACTAGAAGTACAGGACAAGGTGTATTCACCATTTACCGAGAGCGAGGTGATTACATCTTTTAGTCCAAACACAAGAAGCGACAATTCTGGAATAACTGATTATACATCTAGTTGGATCAACGCTAATCCAGAATGGAAAAGAGCAAATTCAATACATACAGTTTCTTACACAACCACAGGTTATAAAGGAACTATCAAATTACAAGCCACATTGGATCTACAGCCAACTAACGGAACATCTTGGGTAGACGTCTCAAGTGTTCCATTAAATGGATATTCCGGAACAAATTACGTTAATGTTTCTGGAGTATACAGTTGGATAAGAATTCAACACACACCTGACAGTTCGAACGCCGGAACGGTTGACAAAATCTCAATAAGATCATAATATATTATTATGAATCCGATTCAACAAGTATTAACAGCATTCTTGCCTTCTAAAAGAAAGACTACTCCTAGTGGGTGGACTTCCTTTGATGCACCCTGTTGTGTTCATAACGGAGAAAGTGCAGACAAACGTAAACGTGGTGGTGTTATGTTAAACGGTGACGGAACAGTGAGTTATCATTGTTTTAACTGTGGATATACAGCATCATTTGTTCCAGGCAGAAACTTATCTGTAAAGATGAGAAAGTTAATGCGTTGGTTAAATGTGCCAGATTCAGATATAACCAAATGTAGTTTGGAAGCGTTAAGACTAAAAGAAAATGCACCTGATGAATCATCAGAATTATCTATTAGTATACCTAAATTTGAATCTAAAGAACTGCCAGTAGGAGCCAGATCAATTATGAATTGGCATGACTGGAAAGCACTTGAACCATCAGGACTGGATCCGGATCTCATGAGAGCCATTGAATATATTATCAGTAGAGGCCTGATGATAGATGATTATGATTTTATGTGGACCGCCGAAGGTTCATATAAGTCAAGGCTGATTATACCGTTCTATCATCAAGGGGACATAGTCGGATACACTGCTCGTAAAATAGGAGATGGCTCACCCAAATATATTACTGATAGCCAACCGGGTTATGTGTTTAACTTAGATGCTCAACACGAATACAGAAACTATTGTTTTGTCGTAGAAGGTCCTTTAGACGCTATTTCTATTGACGGGGTAGCAGTACTAAGCAATGATGTTAAAGACGCACAAGCGACGCTTATAAACGGTTTAAGACGCCATATAGTAGTGGTACCAGATACAGATAAAGCAGGTGTTGATATGGTTGAATCAGCATTGCATTATAAATGGAGTGTTGGGTTTCCTGAATGGCCAGACCAAGATGTAAAAGATGTAAATGAAGCAGTAAGGCGATACGGAAAGATCTATGCGTTGAAAAAAATCGTTGATAGCATAGAACAAAATCAAACAAAAATTAAACTGAAAGCGAAGACATATTTTAATGACTGATAGAACCAAAGAAGAAATTGTTAAAGACATTCAATCTTTATTAGAAAAAAAAGTTAACCCAAGTGTAGAACTGCACGGAGGTATTGTAAAGTTCATTGATTTTGATCTTGATTCCGGAGCATTAAAACTGCAAATGAGCGGTGCGTGTTCAGGATGTGCAGGGTCTACACAAACACTAAAATACGGAATCGAAAATATGATGAAGCACTACGTTCCGGAGATAAATGTAGTTATAGGCGAGGATGATCCTGACTTTAATGAACCTTACTTAAAATTCAATGCACAACCGGTAGATTCAAAAAATGAAAAAATATGATTATCTAATTTCATGTGGAGATAGTTTTACAGCAGGTATGGAAATAATTGCTGACAAAGATCTATCAGAAGAAAATAAAGCACATTCGTATCCAATTCATATAGCAGATCTAATGGGAATCCCTGATGTTAGTAATACTGCATTAAGCGGTGCACCTAATGAGTTTATTGCAAGACAAACAATGTTTGATGTGCTAAAACTAGAACAACAAGGATATGATCTTTCAAAAGTATTTGTTGTTGTTGGTTGGACCAGCATTAATAGATTAGAAATATACATTAAAGACAAAATGGATAATCTTAAAAAACAAGGTTACTATTTTGACGATGATACACTAGAAAGTAAGGAAATTGTTTACTTCGGAACTAACTTCATTAACCCTAATGTACAAAAGGGATTAACAGATGAAAAAACAGGTAAACGAATCTACGACTTCGGATCACAACAAGGCGTCGAGTTTAGTAATGAATATCTCTGGCGTGACAGTTTAGAATATGAAAAATTCTTTGCAAACGTTATGATGCTAAAAGGATTTTTAGAAAGTAAAGGAATAGATTATCTTATGCATCTAAATGTACACGTTTGGAATGCACCCGCTGATTTAAGAATTGAAAAGTTTAGAAGTATGTTAGATACACCTCGTCTTTATAAGTTCGAAACGTTTACGTTTCAAGAATGGGGTAATAGAATGTTTCCGTGGGAAAGAAGAGCAGAAGGACATTTTAAACGTCCTGTGCATATAAAGTTTGCTGAAATGTTATATCAATATATTGTGGATAATAAGTTAAATGTTTGATGTTATTAAAAAATTAAAAAGATTATATTACCAATGGCAGTATAAAAGAGAACTTGCTAAGAAGTTAAAAGACAAACAAAAACAAGATCCGTTCTTGTATAAATGAGGTAGTAAAATGATTACTTGGGGTATTGTAGGTAACAGTCATGATGCCAGTCTTGCAGTGTTTAAAGATGATCAATTAAAGTTTGCGGCACTATCAAAAGACTTTAGTGGTGTTGATCACGATCCTGATTTAAACTTCACTCTTATAAGTGTTGCTCGAGTAAATTACGGCGGCGACCCGGATCGTGTTGTATGGTATGAACGACCATTCTTAAAAACTCTTAGACAGTGGAGAGCAGGACAAGGATGGTTGTGGAAAGAAAATAATATTAAAAAATATCTAGCACGTTATGGTATTCATTGTCCTATAGAATATTCATTGCATCATCACAGTCATGCGGCCTATGGTTACTATACTAGTGGCTTTGATAATGCTTCTATACTTTGTATTGATAGCATTGGAGAGTTTCAAACATTAACAGTATGGCAAGGAGTGGGTGACGATCTACACTGTGTACACAAACAACGATATCCTGATAGTCTAGGATTGTTTTACAGTGCTATGACACAGCGTTGTGGATTAACAGCACAGCGTGATGAAGGTATGATGACTAGTCTTGCACGTGGTAAAAAGGACAACGAAGTTATCAGATTAATGATTAAAGATCTACTTTGGTTTGATGAATCTTTTGGATACCCAACATTTAAATTTAAAGTAAATCTACACAAAGGCTGTGATTGGTGGAGACCAGAAATAAAAGATGTAGGAAAAATTGCATATGCCACACAATGGATATTTGAACAGATTGTTGAAAGATTATCCAACAGTATGCTAGAACAAATGCCAAGCAAAAACTTAATTGTTGTAGGCGGTTGTGCATTAAATGGAAAAGCAGTTAGACGCATATCTTATAAATGGAAAAATGTTTGGGTTCCTCCAAACCCAGGCGACCCCGGAAGTTGTATTGGAGCAGTTTTGGCAAGTACCAAAAAACATATTGACTTTAATAAAAACTTGTGGTATAATAGTAGTATATGAATTTAGATAAGATAATCTACGAAACATTAAACAAGGTAACAAGAATTAAGATAGCAAAGGATTCACCTTTAAGAGACTCTATGTTTTGGTATTTGATCGTCATTACCATTATCTATATGGGAGTTATATTTTGGGGGATAACTAGATAACACTATGTCAAAAGAAGCAGATTTTAACTACGAAATACAAAAACTATTTTTAGAAATGTTTTTAAGCAATGCAGAAAGTTTTGTGCGTTGTCAAAATATTTTTGATGCTAATAACTTTGATCAAAAACTAAAAGACACAGCAGAGTTTGTAAACAAGTATGTTGACGAATACAAAGTTATGCCTGAACTTGATATTGTTAACAAGTCATGTAACGTTCAATTAAATGATGCAAGTGATGTAGGTGCAGAACACTATGATTGGTTGTTGGACACATTTGAAAAGTTTAGCAGACACAAAGCACTAGAACGTGCAATCTTAACAAGTGCAGACCTGCTTGAAAAAGGCGAGTATGGTCCTGTGGAAGGTTTAATCAAAGAAGCAATTCAAATTGGTCTTGCAAAAGATATGGGTACAGACTACTTTGAAGATCCTAAAGCAAGGCTTATGGGCCTTAAAGATAACAACGGACAGGTAAGCACAGGTTGGCCAAGCATTGACAAGAAACTGTTTGGTGGATTCAACAGAGGTGAACTTAATATTTGGGCAGGTGGTTCTGGTGCAGGTAAGAGTTTGTTCTTGCAGAACATGGGTGTAAATTTTGCACTAGAAGGGTTGAATGTAATTTATATTTCATTAGAACTTTCCGAGGCATTGGTTGCTATGCGTATGGATAGTATGTTTACAGGTATTGCTACTAGAGAGATATTTAAAAACATCGATGACGTAGAATTAAAGGTCAGGATGAAAGGTAAACAAGCAGGCGGAATTCAAATCAAATATATGCCTGCTGGTAAGAACGCAAATGATATTAGAAGTTATATCAAAGAATATGAAATTAAAAGAAAGAAGAAAGTAGATGTACTACTTGTGGACTATTTAGATTTGATGATGCCTATGAGTAGAAAGGTTTCACCAAGTGATCTATTTGTTAAAGACAAATATGTATCAGAAGAATTACGTAACTTGGCTATGGAAACACAAACACTATTTGTAACAGCATCGCAGTTAAACAGGGCGGCGGTGGAAGAAATTGAGTTTGATCATTCACATATCGCAGGTGGTTTAAGTAAGATTCAAACTGCGGATAACGTGATTGGTATTTTTACAAGTCGTGCAATGCGTGAACGTGGACGTTATCAAATACAGTTTATGAAAACACGTTCTAGTTCAGGTGTGGGACAAAAGGTTGATTTAGAGTTTGAGATTGATACACTGCGTATTACTGATCTTGCTGAAGAAGAACAAGGGTCGTATCAATCATCAAGTGCTTCGAGCATTTACAGTAACATCAAGAAACAAAGTACTGTGAACAGCGAAGAAGAAGACACTAGAAGTGATCCAACAGAAGGTTCTAGTGTTGGTAAAGTATCGGGCAAAACCCAATCAACAAAGTTGAGGGAATTGCTAAAAACAATGACACCAGAAGGGGAATAATATGCTTCATAAAATTAGTCAATTCTGCGATAAAATCGATTCAATCAAAAGTGATGCTGATAAGTTACGTAAAATGAAATACGAAACACCTAAAGCAACGGATATAGAAATAAACAATCTAATAGAACAAATACAAGCAGACTGTTATCTTATATCTCAGGATAAAAGCAGGTACGTTAGATTTGAAGAAGAAACAATGGATCTGTTTAAGTAAAAAACTTAGACGTTATATTTCCAACAGATTCAGAAATGCAACCTTGCCATAAACCTGGCAAACTTCTTGATAATAAATTTTTAGGAGCATCCATAACCAACCATTCATGTTCTTTGGTCCATGGATGTTCTCCACTCATTTCACCTTCTAGTTGACCCGGACCCCAACCAGATATACCTAGTATACATCTCCAATTAACAGGTCCTCGTCCGTGTCCTATTAATTCCATTAGGTCCAAACTGCTTGTGACACTTAGATGTGGTGTTACTGCTAGTGTATTAGGAAATTCAACTTCAGAAGTATGCAGTATGTTGATGCTGTGTGGATCAACAGGTCCTCCAACAAATGCATTGCTATCTCCCATATCGATATCTAAACTAACTGATTCGCATACCATTCTCAAAGGCACAGGAGAAGGCTTATTAACTATAACACCCCATGCACCCTTTGATTGATCGTGTTCACAAACAAGTATCACAGTTTTTTCAAAGAAAGTGCTGTTTGCATTTGGTTGTGCTATTAATAATTTACCTGCAAAGTTTTCTTCCATACTAGTATTTATTTTAATCAGGTTTAGGGTCTGTTTGGGTGGACCGGTTGTTTTTTCTTGTATAATGTTCTATACGCTGTGATATATATTCTTTTTCCACAGGATCCTGTTCTCTCTTGTACTGTTCTTTTAGTTTTGATAGAATCTGATCAGAAGATTGTTTGGTTCTGTTGAATCGTTTCATATTAGTTGTATTGCTTTCAATATTATTATAGTTGTTGAACTATTGGTTTTGTAACCATATCCGATACTCGTTGACATATCGAGATTCTACACAAACCGCATTACCATGATGTGTTTGTGTTTCACGCACAGTTTTTTCAACGATAACGTTTCCAGATTGTACACACTGTTTTTCTGTTTTATAGTGTTCTGGATTGTTGACTTCAAACCACGCACACATTCCAACGGATGTGCAAATGGAGATGAAAAGAGTCCACATACATCTAACCCTTCGCTAGTGTTCAAACTAATATTTAATTAAACTTTAGATGTAAAATTTTTGGTAATGTAGGTATATTAATTGTACCTAATCCACGGATACCAAAATGCCGTTACCAAATGAACTGTGTCATGTACCATCTTCCATGAACATTCCATCCATTCTAATTCGTATGTGTATTCTTGGAAGTTACCTGCGTTATATTCAAGTTGTGTCATATGTGTCTGTGTTTATAGGTTGTATTTATCTTAGGGTGTTTTGTTCGTTTCTAAATAGTGAAATTATGGTCTTTTTGGAAAGTAGTAAACAAGTGTTAGTCAAATAACCTTTTTAATATATAGCACATCTATACAGTGCAAAATAACGTTCTAGCGTGTGTTATGCTAAGAACTTGTTCACTACACTAATAATTATCTAAGATACGCTGTAGAGACCTTATAATGCGTTTAAACCGGTGGTTTTTGGTGGAGTTAAGTACCTATATTATAATGTAATGGTATGCGTTACACACCCCGCAACGTTAGGTTCCATTTTGGCAACCCAATTTCCCTGTGGATCCATTATGCCCGTTGGACTTGTATGATTTGATCCTTCACCCTTTTCCGGACAGGCATTAACGGCAACTATCCAAAGTCCCATGGTGCGAGCCATGGTTTCCAATTTGCTTTCAGTGTAGCGAGCGTTGATATCGTCCCACTGTTGAGGTTCTCCACGCACTATGGTGTTGCTGATCACAAACAGCAGTCCCGCACCTTCGCGTGCCAACTGCCAACTAAGATAGGGATCGCCCTTGGGAGTGTAGAATGGATGTGCAAAGAAATCATTGCAGATCAACACACCCGCCTTGCGTGTTTTCATGTCGTCCAAAAAGAACGTGACGTTTTCCCAACCCTTGCTCCACGCATTGGCTTCTCCGCCACCCTTGAATGTTGTTGTGAGCAACTGTTTGTTGTAGGTAGCACGATAACCCATTGAATCATAGATCCTTGCGGAATTATAGGGCATACCGTCCCTGTCAACCCAAGCGGTGCCCAGAACCAAACCAGTTTGAAGTTCTCTCTGCACCCGTTCTATGTTATGCACGGCATCCACCGTTTCACGTGTGTTTGGTTCGTTGATTCTATTCAGCAGGGGTGGCTGACCATATCCACTCACACAGCATTCTGGAAATGCTATCCAATCCGAATCTGGATTGTCTTCAATAACCTTGCAAACAATGTGTCCGTTGCTACGAGCACTGCGGGTCACACGTGTCTGTGCGGCCGTTATCCGTATGGTGTTGCCCAGGGGTTTTGCCAGGGGTATTGGATTAAAATTTTCGTCCAACTGTGGGGGTACGAATGTTTGAATGGGTCTTATGTCCTCTTGCATACAGAATATTTACTGTGTGTTCTGTTTGCTTTCGCGGATCTTGATTGCTTCTTTTAGTGTGCAGATGCGTTCCGTGAGCCTGTCATAACTGGCCTTGTGCCATGGATCTCCCGTGAGCACCCACAGTTCGCTGTGGCGGTCAACCAATCGCATTAGATTTTGGATTGTGCGTTGATGGGGTTTGCGAATGTCATCCCAGGACACAACGTTATTCCTTTTTGTTGCACTTGTCGGGAGCAAACACACAACCCAGTGCATTCGCTATGCCTTGAAAATCCGGGACCGAGCCGCTTTCCGAGCCGCTTTCTTGTTGTACCGTTTGTTTTTGTTCCAGTATGCTTTCACGCACTTCAGGCACACTGCAACCCTGCAGGCTCACAAGCACCAGCACGAGCAACAACAACAGACCTATTTTGGTATCCCACTTCATGTGGGTATTTATAATCTTGTGCCCCTGTTGAAAGGACCAAACTCCTGTCCGGGCAGTAGCATACACATATGTTCATCACCAACGCCTATGGTAATGGTAACCGTGCGTGTTTCTGGATTGGTCCATATGATCATGGGACCTTGCAACCACGTGCCATTGGGCACCAACCATGTGACCTCTGCCGTGGCCATGGGCACCTCGTGATAGCGTCCAACTATGATGTCGGTGATGGCTTGTGTGGTACCACATTCCGCAAATAGTGGAAGATTCTGTAGTGCTTGAGTGTCTGGATGTTCGTCGGTGTGTCCAGGAGTGACCCAAACTAGGCACAAGACCAACAACCCTAGGGCCATGGATTTCATACTATTATTTAGTGCCACGGCCCCGGTCTTGCTTGACTACCAGTTATTTGTGCTTTTGACTGCTCTGTGTGCCAATGCCTTGCCCGCATTAGGACCGTGCTTTACCACGTATCCCTGTGTGCCATTGGCATTGATATCTACTTCTTTTCTAGCACTAAACAGCGTCATTGCCTTTTTGGCTAGCACACTGTTCTCCGTGTATTTTTTAAGTAGATGACTGAATCTATTCATATCACCCTCCCTGTTAAAGTTAGGTGCGTTCCTTCGACATAGTGTCTACTTCCAAGCATCGTGCTCGAACGTATGTATATTTAGCATACGTGGTATGCAAGAATCAAGAGCAAGGTTAGCCAAAACAGGCGAAGCCTTAGCCAAAAATTTTTAGAGCGTAGCGACTAGCGGTCAGCGTTACTAGAGCGTAGCGACAGCGGTAGCGAGATATAGCGGTGCTCAAACCCCTTGGGTAGAACGGTGTAATCCTCGTATAAGCATGAGTATCCTGAGTAGTCCTGTGCTAGATAGTGATCGTAGTATGCCTGTGCGACATCACAGTTCGCAAACGTGCCTATGTATATGTTGCAACACCCATCCGCTAGTACACTGACAGCAAGTATGAATTTGAGCATTAGAACGCTCCGTGTGTGTTAAACAACTATTTATACCC